GGCCACGGTTAGTATCATCCAGTTCCTCGACAACCTGCATATCCAACGATGCAACTGGCACGATTAATACTTGATAAAGTCTGTCACCGGCTTTCCAACGAAGACTACCTTGATCCTTCATACGCATGGAGACCACCCATTCACCACGGTAATCCGCGTCGATAACACCTGCTGTATTGTTCAGCTCAAGACCGTGGTTCACGCCTTTACCTGAGCGGGGCAGGATGAGACCAACATAACCTTCAGGGATTTCTGCGGCAAAACCCAGTCCGACTTTTAAGCCTATTTCAATGTAGTGATAAACCTCACCACCTTCGGGCATATATAAATCATACCCACCTGATTTATCTGATCCTTTAGTGGGGCATTTAAAGCCTTCATGTAATGGCTTAATATTCATTTGTGAATTCCTTAATTTAAATACATACCATGTACTGAATTGTACATGACCTTGGCTGCCCACTTATGAATGAAGCTGAACAGTATACTAAAGACGATGAAGTAGAAACGCCATCGCTTACTAAATGGGAAAAAGAACCCACTTTGTTAGAGCTTAAACAGGATCTGACTGAATCCCGTAATGATCATGATACCCAAGTCAGCACTGTAGACGGTTATTTGGATAACCTGAATATCACAGGCAAAGCTAAAGTTAAAACAGCAGAGGGCCGATCTAAAGTTGTACCAAAGCTCATTCGTAAACAAGCTGAGTGGCGCTACGCTGCATTGTCTGAGCCATTCCTAAGTACAGCAGAAATGTTTCAGGTTTCCCCCGTTACTTGGGAAGATAAAGCAGGTTCAATTCAAAATCAGTTGCTACTTAACAATCAATTTAATACTCGTATGAAGAAAGTAAAATTCATCGATGAGTATGTACGTACCGGTGTTGACGAAGGTACGATTATTTGTCGTGTTGGTTGGGAATTTGAAGAAGAAAAATACGAAGAAGTAACTGACGACTACGAGTTTGTGGTTAATCCTGAGTATGCGCCATTACACGCAGAATTGGCTCAGATGAAAAAGGAAAACCCGGGTGAGTACTATTCTGAAGTCCCGGACGAACTGCAAGAAGCCCATGAAACGGCGATAGCTTCTGGGGAACCCATTCAGGCTGTTCTTGTTGGCTCAAGCAAAAAAGAGCTGACCCGTACTTTGAAGAACTACCCAACAGCGGAAGTCTGCGACTTCCGCAATGTGATTATCGATCCCACTTGTAACGGTGACATCGATAAAGCGGGCTTTGTTATCTACAGCTTTGAGTCGTCGCTTTCGCAACTGAAAAAAGACGGTAAATACAAAAACCTGGACAGGATTGTTGTGAGCAACGCATCACCCCTGGCTCAGTCAGACCATGCCACAGATAACGAAAGCAACTTCACCTTTGCCGACAAGCCCCGCCAAAAGATGGTGGTCCACGAATACTGGGGCTTCTGGGACATTGATGGCTCGGGCATCGTCAAGCCGATTGTGGCTGCCTGGGTAGGCGACACGATGATCCGTATGGAGGAGAACCCCTTCCCGGACCAGAAGCTGCCGTTTGTCATTGTTCAATACCTACCAAAACGTAAAGCGATCCACGGCGAGCCGGACGGTGCCCTGTTGGAAGACAACCAGAAGATTCTGGGCGCCACCATGAGAGGCATGATCGACATTATGGGTCGCTCTGCCAACGGTCAGGTTGGTACCCGTAAGGACGCTCTGGATGCGGTTAACAAGCGCCGATTCCGCAACGGCCAAGACTATGAGTACAACGGCAACGTTGATCCACGGCTGGGTATGTTCATGCACACCTACCCGGAGATTCCCAACTCTGCACAGTTCATGTTGCAGCAGCAGAACCAGGAAGCTGACTCTCTCACAGGCGTCCAGTCGTTCAGTCAGGGCGTTTCAGGCGAGGCCATGGGCGATGTAGCGGCCGGTGTACGCGGTGCTTTGGACGCCGCTTCCAAGCGTGAGTTGGGCATTCTACGGCGCCTGTCTGCCGGCATCGTTGAAATTGGTCGCAAGTTCATCAGCATGAATGCCGAGTTCCTGGACGAGGAAGAGGTTGTACGAATTACCAACGATGAGTTTGTTGCTATTCGTCGTGATGACTTGGCCGGAGAGTACGACCTGAAGCTGTCGATCTCAACCGCTGAGGAAGATGACAACAAGGCCAAAGAGATGGCCTTCATGCTACAAACCCTGGGCAATAAAGTGGACTTCAGCATCGTGCTCAAGATCCTGATCAACATTGCCCGCCTTCGCAAAATGCCAGACCTGGTTAAAGAACTCGAAGAGTACGAGCCCAAGCCTGATCCCTTTGAAGAAGAGAAGCAGAAACTTGAGCTTGAACTGTTACGCGCTCAGATCGAAGAAACAAAATCTAAGGCAGTTGAAAACAATGCCGAAGCTCGGCTTGATATGAGCAAAGCCCAGGAAACCGGTGCTAAGGCAGAGAACCTACAAAGTGATACCGATAAAAAGAATCTTGATTACGTCGAGCAGGAATCCGGTGTTACCCAAGAACGTGATTTACAGAAGAGTGGTGAACAGGCCCGTAGCCAGGGAAAACTAAAACTACTGGATCACGAACTGGATAAACAGGATGAAGACCGTAAAGAATTAAAAAGTTACTTAAATAGAGGTAGTTAAAAAAATTGGGATAAATAATTCAAGTTGTATTACTGTCATTTATTACAAGGTAGATGACAGTAATACATTAACCACTTATCAGAGATCATTATGAGCCATAGCGAAGTACACGATATTGAATTGAACATGAAAGAAGCCAAAGAGTTTGTGGACCTTAGTAAGGATCTCGCTCGACTTAACAATAACAAAGATTTTAAGCGAATCATTGTTGACGGCTACTTCTCTAAAGAAGCAGTGCGGCTTGTTCATCTGAAATCTACCCCAGGAATGCAGGCTGCTACAGACCAGGCAAGCATTATCCGGGACATCGACGCTATTGGTTCATTGGCTCAGTTCTTCACCGTAATTGAACACAAAGCCACTATGGCAAAAGAAGCCATTGTTGAGTGTGAGTTGTCACTTGAAGAGTTGCGTAACGAGGAAGCTGACTAATGCCAGAATCAACTCAAGACAATAACCAAGAGCAAGATACTTCTCCACTGGGTATGTCTGACGGCGAGTTTGAAAAGCTGGACCCGAATGCTTTTGAAGCTGAAGAAATTGTTGAGCCCGAAGCTGATGCTGTTGAAAACGACGACCCAGAAGCTGACCAGGAAGAAGACACGGATACCGACGAGGATGAGGCCGGCGCGACAGCAGAGGCCTCTGACTCGGAGGATGTAACAGAAGAAGAAGAAGGTGAAGCTGCCGAGTCAGAAAGCGAGGGTGAGGCTGAAGAGGGCGCCCCTGAAGCCGATAAGACTGCCGAGACTGAACCTGGTGAAGAAGCAGACAAGGCTGATACAACCGAAGAGAAAGCTGAACCCCTTAATTACGAAACTGAATACAACAAGTTGATGGCTCCCTTCCGTGCAAACGGTAAGGAAATGCAAGTCAAGAATACAGACGAAGCCATGCAGCTCATGAAAATGGGCGCCAATTACAACAAGAAGATGGCAGGTTTAAAGCCATCTTTGAAGACCGTAAAACTTCTGGAGAACAATGGTCTCCTGGACGAAGGCAAATTGAATTACCTGATCGATCTACATAAGAAAGATCCAGGTGCTATTAAGCAGTTAATTAAAGACAGCGGCGTCGATCCCTTAGATGTGGATACCGATGCCGACAGCGACTACAAACCCAATACTTACAATGTAGATGATCGTGAGATGGAACTGGACGAGGTGCTGGAATCTATTGCAGATTCACCGACCTATTCAAAAACCATTGGCGTTGTCAGCAATAAGTGGGACGAAGCAAGTAAGCAAACGATCGCTAACAACCCCCAAGTGCTAACTGTAATCAATGACCACGTAGCTAGTGGAATTTATGAGCAGGTCAGTAATGAGGTTGAACGTGAACGTGCGTTAGGTCGCTTAAAAGGGCTTTCAGATTACGAGGCTTATTCGCAAACCGGCGATGCAATGCACAAGCAAGGCAAGTTTGTCTCCACTGGCGAAAGCCAAGAGTCAGCGCCACCTGCTAAGCAGACAGTCACCTCCGCTCGAAAAGCCGTCGACAATCCGGCCCTGAAAAGTAAGAAGCGAGCTGCAAGCTCCACCAAAGCTAAACCTGCTGTTAAGGCTCCAGACATCAACCCGTTGGCTATGTCTGATGAAGAGTATGAAAAACAGTACAACGATCAACTTATGTAAGTAAGGAAATTTTATGTCTAGACAATATAACGATCCAGCCGGTGGTGATGAGTCGCAAGTCGGTACTCAGATCCGTACTGATGTTTATGAAAAACGCGCTCTTATTGAGATGCGTCGTGAGCAGCATTTCGGCCAACTGGCCAATGTACGCTCCATGCCTAAGCACATGGGTAAAACCATGAAGATGTACCAGTATCTGCCCTTGCTTGATGACGAGAACAACAACGATCAAGGCCTGGACGCTGGCGGTTCAGAACTTGTTGACGGTAACCTGTATGGCTCAAGCAAGGACGTAGGTTCTATCCCAGGCAAGATGCCGGTGCTCTCTGAATCTGGCGGCCGGGTTAACCGTGTGGGCTTCAAGCGTAAGGAAATTGAAGGCTCCATTTCCAAGTTTGGCTTCTTTGATGAATACACCCAGGAATCCATGGACTTCGACAGTGATGCGGATTTGCTGATGCACATCAACCGCGAAATGCTCAACGGTGCCGGTGAAATTACCGAAGACCTTTTGCAAATCGATCTGTTGATGTCAGCAGGCGTTGTTAAATACGCCGGTGCTGCAAGCTCTGATGTAACGGTAGATGACACGTCTATCGTCACGTATGACGACTTGCTGCGCCTGTCCATTGACCTGGATCAGAACCGTACTCCCAAGCAAACCAAAGTCATTACCGGTACTCGCATGGTTGATACCAAAACCATTCCGGGCGGCCGCGTTATGTACGTTGGTTCCGAGCTGCAACCTACTATCGAAGGCATGACGGATCTGCACGGTAATCAAGCCTTTATCCCAGTCCAGAAGTACGGCTCCGGCGGCACTATTCTGAACGGTGAAATCGGTACTGTTGGTTACTTCCGTATTGTGGTCGTTCCCGAAATGATGAAGTTCGCAGGCGCTGGTGCTAACGCATCAGATACCTCAACTCATTACGAAACTGGCGAGGCCTACGACGTGTTTCCGATGCTGGTGGTTGGTGATGCTTCCTTTTCTACTATTGGTTTTCAGACCGATGGTAAGACCGTGAAGTTCAAGATCAAACACAGCAAGCCGGGCTCAGAAGCAAGCTATGCCATGGACCCTTATGGTGAGACAGGCTTCATGTCCATCAAATGGTTCTACGGCTTCTTGCTTGAGCGTGCAGAGCGTATTGCGATGATTAAAACCGCCGCTGTTCTGTAAGTAGTAGGTAGTTGATTACTAAGGGGTGGTTCGCCGCCCCTTAGCCTTTATTTTGAAGTTTGGAGCCAATTAGATGACCGACGTTACGACTACACAAGAGCCTACTGTCCCAAACGAATTGGAAGAGTTGAAGACGCATGCCGATACGATTGGCGTTGCATATCACCCGAGCATTGGCCTGGGTAAGTTGCTTGAAAAAGTGGCGGCCGCTACTACACCAGATATTGAGCTTAACAAGACAGAAACTGAAGACGAGCCTGAAAGTAAAACCGCCTTTCGCCTTCGTATGAAGCGTGAAGCGTCAAAACAAGTTCGCGTCCAAATTACGTGCATGAACCCGCATAAACGGGATTACGACAACCAGCTTTTTATGGCCGGTAACGGCATCGTTGGTACCTTCCGTAAAGTTGTACCTTTTGATACTGAATGGCATGTGCCCCGCATCATTTTCGATATGATCAAGCAGGCCCAGTGCCAAATCTTTACCACACGAAAAGGTCCGAAAGGCCGACCCATCAAAGAAGGTAAATTGATCCGTGAGTTCAGTGTTGTGGAGCTTGAGCCGCTGACTGCTGACGAGCTGAAAGAATTGGCTCAACGTCAAGCTATGGCGAAAGGCACAGCAGCCACCACTTAATACACTGGAAAAGTGAGGTAGACCTATGACAGCAATTACGGTAACCGACCTGACGACAGGTGTTGTAGACGGGACTGGCGTCTTCGACGGGCTAATGAAAGCCACCAATGCCCACATCCAGGTAGAGTACCAAAAGAACCGTATCAAAGGTTCTGAGTATGCCACGGTCTACCTCGGGGCCATGCAGTCTGTGATGAACCAATCATTGCA